TGCGCGCTGTATATATCAACAAAACTTTTCAAAAGCTGAGGAACATCGGTTCCAAGTTCCACAATGGTTTCATTTTTCACCCAAGTTAATTTATTACCAGCTACTTCTGTCGTAAGGTCGCCCGTAAATTTAAGACCTCGAAGTAAAATCGTGATAGACGCACTAGCAATAGTGGAGGGGTCCCATTCAAAAATTTCTAATAAAGTATTGGCATCGTTTCTGAACACACCATAAGCTTTAGTTCCAAAATCAGCAGATGTTAATGCTACACCGTCCCAACCAAGAATATTATTGAGTTGAAAACTTGTGGATGAACCAGTTATAGAAGCGGCTAAACGTTTTGAAGAAATTGTCGAAGGAAATATTGTGGCCATGTTATTTTAATTATATACTGGTAAATTTATTTTAATCATTGATTTAGAACCATAAGTGTCAGTCTTTTGATGACAGGGAACACAAAGAGTTCTACCATTATCTATATTCCATAATTCTTGGCACGAAACTGCTTCATTCACTGTCTTGATATTATTTTCTCTTAATAGAGAAGAAAACGATTTTATATGGTCAGAGTTTAATTCATTTCCATGCGATTCTCCACCCCAGACACATTTATATCCATCTCTCTTAAAAATTTTAGTTCTCCATCTTGAATATTCTGAACTTTCCCGAATAGAATGTTTTAATTCAGTTATTCCCCCTTTCCAGTTCCAGTATTTTTCTCCAGAAATATCTGGTCTTTTAATTCCAAGACGAGCCATCCTTATCTTATTTTTTGTTTCTTCAGAACGAATTAACCCCGTATGATTTGGTGGTATAACTCCACGTTCTTTGCAAGAGATACTCATCTTTAATTTTGTTTCATCAGATAAAAATTTTCCTTTTCTATGAGATGGTTTCCCTTTTCGTATCGAGCTTAATTTTTGACAATATTCTTTTGACATTTTAATCCCTTTATTCCATGTTGATTTACCAAGATGAGAAATTCTCATTTTTTCTTTAGTTTCTTTAGAATGTTTTTGTCCTTTTTTCATATATTTAATTATATCAAATTGATTTAATTCTTGATGTATCTATAGAAATACTCTCAGAAATTCCAAGCCCAAATCTTGAAATTTCATAATCTAGGTCTTGACCAGAGGACGTAAAGCCAATCGAGAAATGGTTTCCATATTGTGCGGGAAAATAAACCCTGAAATAAAAATGTCTTCTACCGTCAGTCCCCGCTTCGCCCACCGCCCCAATCGGCGAAAGGCCAAGCGCTTCTCCACCCATAAATGCTCCCAATTCCTCGCCATCCAACAGCCCCGTTTCCGTCCCCGCAAAATTAAATTGTAAAAAGGCCGTTGAAGCAAAATCTTTCCAAGCTTGAAAAGTAATAGTCGTTCCACCTTTTATATATCCTTCGAAATATAGAGAATTAAGAGCTTGGCTATTGGCGTGTGAACCAGTCAGATTCATAAAATGGCTGGCATAGCTTGAAGAGATGGGATAGCGCGTTATCCCAACCACATCCGAGTGGTCCTTATTCATTTCATAAACATTTGGGGTATTGCTTTCTCCATAATAAAGAAGACCGTTAAAACGAGCAAAATAATTAGCGTGAATTTCCCAAACACCATCAAAAGCTTTATTCTGTTTATTATAAACAATAATTATATCGTTAGATGTTTCGGTACTGGCCGACTTACAGGGAATATAAATTCTGTCATTATCCTCTATTCCCTTCCCTGTTCCAAAAGTATATGTATCGAGCAGTCTTTTTATTCTAAAGCCAATATTATCGGTCTGGGGAAGAATATCTTTAGTGGCCACGCGACCAACCGAAGTAAATTTTTTGTCATCGGTAATAAAATAAATATCGTCCGACCCTTTAATAACCTGACCAGAACTGCCAATTTCAGCTTTGAGTGGTGTTCTATTAACGAGGTCATTTGAATCTTGAGAATATTTTATTGCTTCAATATATCGAGGCTTGAAAACATAAGCCGTATCTTCTTGGTGGGCGACATCAGTAATTTCCCCGCCTCCATATGGAGTAGCCACCACGTCTCCTTCTCCCGCCACTCGCGTTGCTGAATAAGTAAAATCTGTTGGAGTTAAAATTTTAGAAACAAAGAAACTGCCAGCCGAAGAATATCCTTGTAAAGCACCTCCTGTGTCTCGCGCTAAAGCCGAGCGAACATTACCGACTATAATTCTTCCGAGATAGTTGCTTAAACGATTACCGCGTGGCGCGCCTGGATAGACCGTAGGCACAAGGGCTACCGCCGCATTATCAGCCCCAGCGTGAGCAGAGGCCACGGTAAAGGTAGTGACCGTAGGAATGGCAGTATAAGCGATATTTGTCCCGTTATAAATAATCGTACCAGTGGCAGGGAAGGCCGCTTTTCTAATTTGAAAAGTCGGAGTAACGGGGTCGGAACCAAGTGTGGCAAAAGTAATTTGACTCGTTGTATTGGCGCTGATAAGGCGAATTTTCCCATTATGAACCCCCGAAGTTATATAAACATACATATTTACCCACTGGCTCGCGGCCCAGGGAGTTCCCGTGACATCCAGCGTTGTCGCGGAACTGGCGCTGGCTGTTTTTGATTCAAATATCTCTTCCGTTAGAACCGAATCAACGGTTACGGTAGTTTCTCCGCCAGCCAAAGCTCCGTTTAAAAGAGTGACCGCTCCTTGCCATCTTTGGTATTCTTCGTAACGATTACAGAAAATTGTATAGTCCTCGTTATCGGTATTAACAAGAGAGGTCACAAAACCAAATTCTTTTCCTACTGTGAATCCACTTTTCAATCTCCACCAATCAGCGGAACTGTGATTCTTTGAATATACTTCCAGCTCATCGTCATAAGTCTTCATTAAAAATTCATCAGAATCAAAAGATTTTCTGAAGTTATAAAGCCCCGTAGTAGCCAAGGTACTGGAATTAAAAGTTCCTAAAAGTTTAGTTCCCATGCGCGGGGAAACACCCCCTCGGTCAGTTACCAGCATATTTGTCATATCGCGGGCAGTACCAAAAGGGGCCTTAGTTGTATCGGTCAACGAAAATAAGCCCTTTTTAAAATCCTCATAATCTATATATATCTCGTTAGATTTTGGCATGTTGATTTTTCCAGTTTACCTTTAAAAAACTCCTTGTCTTTTCATTATGACATTTTCTACAAAGGGTTTGGCCATTATTTATATCCCAAAGTTCTAAACAACTCATCGCATCCTTAAGAGATTCTATTTTATTTTCAGAAAAAATAATTGAAAATTCTTTTATGTGGTCTGCGTTTAACTTTCCACCCCTTAATCCACATTTTTGGCAGGTAAAATCATCTCTTTCAAATATTTCTAATCTCCATAATTTCATTTTAATAGAGTTGCGAATTTTGATTACCAAAGAAGTAATCCCCCCCTTCCAATTATGATTTTTTTCGCCAGCACTCCCTATATTAATTTTCCCCCACATTGGGTGATTTATTCCTTGAATTTCTGGTCTTTCTTTTCCCTTAAATGGACTTTTTTGGTTTTTATGGGCGATACTTAATTTAACTTTCATTTCTTCAGACCAGGGGATTCCTTTATTCCAAGAAGGTTTTCCTTTTTTAGATTCACTAATTTTTTTTCTAATTTCATCTGTCATAATATAAGGTCGCCTTCCTTTTAAGGAATTACTAATCTTTTTTCTTACTTCTAATGTAATTGATTTAGCCATTTCTTTTTTTAGAAAACTGCTTAACTTCTTTTTCATCGAGACCAGCCATAATTATCGTTTGGATGCGGGCTTCAACCAATTTCAACATATCAATCGTTACTGAAGGAAAAGCCCCTGAAGTTAACAGTTCTTCGGTTATCGCTTCTCGCAACTCCTGTATTTGTTTGTAGTCGTTAATAATCATAGTAGTCGGATGTCATTATTTTCGCCTCGGAAGGATTTCTTAATTGATACGTTCTGGCTTTTTCCTTATATCTGCGTTCACAATCAGCGGCCACGTCATATTCTCTGACCTCGCGGGCTGCCAGTTCAGTTCCCTTTTCAATTAAAATTTCGTATTCATCGGCATCGGCAACCAATAAATCAGTCTCTGCCGTTGAATTTTCCTTATAAGCTCCCGCGGACGACTGCCAACCATATTTAGTGTAGTAATCCACGTTATGAATTACCCCCCTCTTCAAAACCAACCAATCAAATTTGTAATCAGTTTCGGAAATTTTAGTAGTAAGTTTCGTCATGTAAATGACAAAGTATTTAATATTCGTATTGGTCGGCGTTCCTGTTGTGGAATAAGAAGCCACGTCAAATTTAAGCAAATTCCATCCAGCCACGAATGCCGTGCCATCGGCTTGAGTGGTGACAGTTTTAGAATAATAATTTAAAGAATCGGTTCCGAATCTTAAAATATAATTAGTTAAACCAGTGGTAGAGTTTATTTTAGCCCAGACAAAAATTGAAGAAGTCCCACCAAAATAATCCGTCATATCAACAGCGTTAATAGAAGAGTGTTGAATGCCCGCCGTTGTTCCAGCCGCGGCGCTAATATTCCATTTTATACTTCCATTACCTTTTATAAAATCATCCGTGTCAGCGGCTAGGGTCGTTGCGTCTCCAAAGAGCGCCCAAGAAGACCCATCACTTGAAGCGGAAGTTAAGGAATCTAGTTCTGCAATGGTGATGGAATTAGAATCAACTTCTGAATTAATATTAAGAACCCTAGTCCCGTTATAATCTTTAATCGCTATATCCCCGATTTTTTTTCTTATATCAAATTCTCTCGGCGGAACAAGGAAAAATTCTCCGTCTTGTCTTTTAGCCTGAGCGGGGATATCTATTATTTTAAACGCCTCTAAATCAGTAGGACAGGCGTAATCAAAAATTCCGTTATACAAATTAGGAGAAAGAGTCGAGCGCCTACGAGCAGAGCGTAAATCTAGTTCACTGAAACATTGCCTGACCGCGCGATTAGCTGTTTCATTTGCGTCAATAAGCATCCCGCTTTTACCGTGAATGCCCGCGTTTATCTGGGATTTAAACTGAGTTCTCGTATATATAAATGACATTTTTTTAAAAAAATAACCACAAATACCATTAAAGTATTGTGGCTGTTGGTTCTTCCATTTAGCCGCTATTCTATTGTGGCTTGATTATAGTGTTTTACATATGTTTTGTAAAGGTTCCATGTGTGGATATGGTAATAGACCTATTTTAAGCCCTGACAGGCCACCCCATTATGGTCAGCGTCTAAACGAGAAAAGGTTTTCCTATCAGAATCAAAGACTTTTTGAGCGTCAACCTGGTGAATAAAACTAGAGCAATTTATTTTTTTAGCACTAACACTTGTACTCATAAAATTGACTAATCCTAACGATAAAAACAAAACCACAAAAAAACCAGTAACAAAAAAATCTTTTGGTTTAATATAAATTTTATTTCCTTGTTGATTTATTTCTTTCATATTAATCTCCTTTAATTGATAAATAAACAGTAAACCCGTCTGCCGATGAAACAAACTGAATAATCCCCAAAAGAACCGTGCCAAGTTTATTAATCGTCACCGTGATACTTTTATTATCTCCCGATACGGTATAGTTTCCAAATTGATATTGGATTAAGGCATCGTCTACCCAAAACTTTGCGCTATCTTTATAGATATTAGTAAAGATAGCTGTCCCACCAGAAGTTCCATCATCGGTTAAATAAAATGTTACGGTTCCACCAGAGACTGTTCCACTGGTATGATATTCTTTACAATTCGATTTTAATACGCTATTCACCCGTGTTACGATTTTAGAATCTTTTAGGGATTGAAAAATCGTTGGCGACATGGCGTTAAATCCCGCCCATAAAATATCTTGTTCAGTAATTCCATAAGATTTATCATTAGAATAAATCAAAATTTCCTCCTGCATTTTAGTCTTTAAACCATCAAGGTCATTTGTCACCAAATTTCTATTTATTATAGAAAGCTCGATAACATCCCTAAAATCAGTTGTAGTAGTATCAAAGAACCCTACTTGGAAAAATAACAGTTGACTGTGTGTAAAAAGACTCGTACTTAATACGATTGCTTTCATATATTATTCCCACACAACATCATAGTTAACCATAAACGTAATTGCCCCCGTCGCGGTAACAACACCACCCACGCCAAGTTTCAATACAATAGCGACAAATTCGCCTGGACGTACAATTTGTGGAACTTCCCAACGAACATCTATATTACTACCCCTTGTGTTTGCAACTGCCGCAACCGCTGTTGAATACCCAATCGTACCCAATGGAACAACACGAGGAGCGTGGGTTGTTGCTGTAACAAACGAGCCAGTTTCAGCTGTGGCAAGAGAAACTGCCGTATGACCATACTGCATTGACGCTTGATAAGTAATAATTGCTGCTGCCGACAAAATAACGGACACATGACTTTCAATATGAACACCGTAAATCAACAAGTTTCTACCAGTAATATTGATTGTAGAAGCGGGGTTTTGATAAGCCATCAAAATACCATCACTACTAACCGCTAGTGTGGGTAATACTGCCGCTTGTCCACCAAGTCCCGTAAAAGCTGCCGTAGTATTTGTAAGAGCAGCGGCGGTAGGTGCGGTACTATTAGCATAAAGAGTATTTTTACCTTGGGTGTGTCCATTTTGTCCCAAATTTCCAGATTGTCCTGCGGTTGAGAGTTGTGAATTCCAGTCTTTATTACTTGCAATATCTGAAATATAAACATTTATATCAGACACCCTCATTGTATTTGTATTAGTAACTGCACCAGTACAAAGTTTCTGCATAAATAATGGCAATGAAGCATTTTGAAACGGTTGTCCGTTCGCTGCCGCATTAGCTAAAGTTCCAAGCAACACCCCATCTCTCCAAAATTCTATAGATTGTTCACCTAAAATTATTTCAAGGTTATAAATTGTTCCTACTGTAAAACTCGCAAGTGTGGCTAATGAAGCTGTTGTTGCTTCAACTCCATTAAAAAATGTTTTACCAAAAAGTCCCGCTGTTGTTAGTAAAAACCAAACTCCTTCCGTTGGAGCTGTTCCACCGACTGTTGGTTTTCCAAAACCAACTCGCCATTCTTCATTTGCCACAAGGGTTGCGTTAAATACTCCAAAATTAAATTTAGACGCAATAGAGGCTTTTCCAATGACTGGGAAATACTGATAAGAGCGCATTAATGCCCCGTGAGTTGCCGCTGTTCCTTGAACAGTTCCAAAGTTAACTGTCCCCGCCCCTGGCTGTGAAGCAGTAAGTGTTACAAAGATATATTCCCATAAAGAAGTATTTTGAGTTGTGGCGTTGAAAGTATCGTTAAAGAGTAAAGTATCAATACCAACTCTTAGCCTTCTATGTAGTGAAGTTTTTGGAGACTTAACACTACGGGCCAGTGTTGTTGTACCTTCATCATTAACACTATAAATTCCCACTGACCCAGCCTGTGCTGGCCCCCCACCCTGAATCACTCCTGCGGAAGTATAGCCAGGAGTATTAACCATCGCATTGTAATTTGCGTCAATATTCTGTTTCCCCGCCGTACTTGCCCCAGTTTCTAGTGTTGCCATGTTGTTTTATATTATATATTTATTATGAATAAGTGTAAAATACCTTTCTCTTCCCAATAATCGCCCCGCTTGCCGTTGCATACAAAGTAAAAGAACCCGACCCCGCAAGGGCTGAATAATTTACTGAATCAAACAGGTTGTCGCCCGAGGTTCTCCCCGTTGCTGTATTACCACTCTCAACACACATAATTTTACTTGCCGAGGTAATCGCAGCATCAGTAACGGTGAATGTTTTATCTACGACTGGCGGTGTACCAACCGTTCCAAAATCCACTTCTGCCTCTGTCACGGCAAAAGTGCCTGCCCCACCAGGAATATTTATCGTGGCAGTAGCTCCCGCTCCCGAAGCAGTAACCCCCGCCCCAGTAAAATCAAGGGTTGTTACTATTGTACTTTGAGTAGTCCCCTCGTCCTTAACGGTTATTGTTCCTCCAGCTGCCGCACCTGATGTTTCTAATCTCATATTATTGGTACAAAATATCGAACCAAGTATCTGCTGACCCTATCGTTTTAGTCGGTCCAGTTGATGAATTACAAACTGTTATTCCTGTTGAAAAAAATCGACCAAATTTATCAGCGGAATAACTAAAATTTGAAATTGCTGGAACAGTAAAAATAACAATCGGGACAGAAGCATCAGCAGGAACACTTGTAGTATTGTGAACTTGAATAAATTGCGAAGTTGCTTTTGAATTATAACCAGTAATTGAATATAAAGTTCCCGCACTCGCCTTAGCCACACGACTTGCTTCATATGCTGTCGATGTTGCGTTAGTTGGAGCAAAAGTAGAAGTTGCATCTGGAACTTCTTTTGTTCCAACTGTATCTGTAGCCGTGGCAAGATTTCTGATATCAAGGTCTACCGCATCCACTGTAAGCGAACTACCATTATCATCCACACTAACTAATCCCGTAGAGTCATTGGCTATTGTTACACGAAGTGCCGCGGCTTCAGTCCCTCCACCAGTTGTAGAAAGTGGTGCAGGAACTGTCAAAACATCAACATCACCGATATTATTTGTTCCAGCAGGAATTGGCGAATTAGGAGAAAGGGCTACAACATAAGAAGTATCTGTTGCAATGGCCGCTGTAGAGGCGGCCTTAATTGTTCCATCTCTTGTTCCGTCAGTAAGTTGTGTCTTCTGGTTTCTATCTGTTTGGGTCGCAGAAAGAGCAAGGGCTGATGTATTTAAATTTGTCCCTGCGTTAGCCGTTACAGACCCCGTAACAGTGACATCATTATTAGTTCCGAGATTAACCAATGTTCCATCTGTAGAATCTCCTTTAGCACGGTCCCAGGTGGCTCCGTCATACACCATTCCCATAGACATTACATTCGTTGTCGTAGGATTGGCAAAATTATCTGAAGAGGCTGCAGCTACAGGAAATTCCGCAATCGTTACATCAAGCGTTGAACCAGAAACATCTACTTTATCAGTGGCAAATACTAAGTTTCTAATATCAAGGTCTGTGGCAGAAACAGTAACAGAACCATCAACAGTAATTGTATTCCCACCATCTTGAATATTAACCGCTGAAGCTGCCCCAGCATTATTTATCGTAACATCACCAATATCTACTCCTGGCTGAGTTTGTAAGGCTGCCGTAGAAGCACCAGAAGGAAGAGGAAGAGAAGCGGCAGAAACTGGTTGAGTTACCGCAGAACCATCAACTTTTAAGGCGTTTGCTCCCGTGACAGTTGCTCTTGTATCATCAGTACCATTTTTAATTTCAACTGCACCAATTTCTATATCTACAGTAGAAAGAGAAACTGGAACTGGTGTAGCGCGAAGTTGGTTATCAGTAAGTAAACCTTGCGTTCCTAACTCAAGGATGTCGGCTGAGTTGAATTCATCTTTAATGTTATGTCCGCCAGCCATATCATAATTATATAATCAAATTATCAAATGTCTTACCATAAAACTCTTCAAGCTGAGTCTTATAACTTCTAAGTTTTTGTTCTTTATCATTAAGATAAGCTTCCTTAATAGAGGAATCCGATTCCCTTTTAACCATTTCTTCTTCTCTAGCCACTATATCTTTTTTATGTGATTCCTTTTTTTCTTCCAATAATTTCAAAATAACATTTATTTCTTCAACAACTTTTTCTTTATTTCTTTCCGCCTTAACAACCTCATTATTCGCATTAGAAATATCAACATTTTTACCATCAATAATAACTTCCAGAGCGCTAATTTCTCCGTTTAGTTCTTTTTTCTTTTGTTCAAGAGCAGTTATTTCTCCATTATGTTTAAAGACAACTTGTTCATGGCTTTTAATCGAAGCATCCTTTAATTTCTTTTTTTCTTCCGTTTCATTAATAATATTTTCCTGTTCTTTTTGTAGGTCAGTAATAGAATCTTGGATTATTTTTTTCTTTCCGATTTCTGCTTCAGTTTCTCTTTCAGCCTTAGCCAAAGACTCGCCCTGTTTAATAATTAAAGCTTCGTTATTTTTTATAATATCATCCTGAACCGCGAGATGTTCTTCTTTTTTCCTAAAATCATCATCTATTTTCTTTTTCTGGCTAATACTATCATCTAAAGAACTGATAAGTTCTTGTTTCTCATTTATTTCACTATCAAGTTTTTCTATTTCCTCGGTTTTATCTTCAATTTTTCTAACTTGTTCTTCCGCCAGTTCAATAGTTTTACCTAAAGAGGAAATCTCTTCAAGCATTTTTTTCTTTTTGGCCTCCAAATGAAGGTCTCGGTCTACATCTGGCGGTTGTTGAGTATTTCCGAAGCTCATAAATTAAGTTATTCCAATAACGGCAGAAACAGTAGCACTAGAAGCCGTTACCGTTCCTGTTCCTTGAGCGCTTATTTTAACATAATTATCTTTTAATGGAACGGAAATACGATAATTTCCAGTAGCGGTAATGGTATGTATAAGCAAACTTTCAGTTGATGTTCCACCAGCCACCGCACTAGCTGTTTCTTGGTAATAAGTGGTTCCATCGTGCGAGAATTCAACCTTCAATTCACCAGAGGTTAAAGACCCCTTAGTAAAACCCCAATAGATATTTAATTGATTGTATACGGACGGAGAAGCGTCATTTTGGGTTCCTGAAATTTCAGTTGGCCCAAGAATCAACCCCGCCACATACGCATTAGTTAAAATCGCTGCCGTCCTAACTGGAAAGTAATTATAATTTGAGCTGTGCATATTTTTATTTTATTAATTCTTGCGACCTTATCCCAGCCCCAAGGGGCTGAGGAAGGTAACAAACTAGAGGTTATCAAATAATGTACCAACATTAATAACAGTACCGACTTCATCAGCACCAGCAATATAGTTGCGGGCTGCATAGATTTTTGATGCAATCGGAACAGCAACGTTGGCTGCTGCATCAGCGGTTTTCATATCGTTATCAACAATACTTCCACTAGACGCAGTTCCAGTTGTAATAACTAGAACACCAACAGCCCCATCAGTCTGACCAGTCTGAACGAAGTTTCTACGAACATCTATACCTAAGAATTCCGCAGCACCGCCAGTCAAAAGACCAGCAGCTGTAGCGGCGTGAACTACATAGTTGTTGTAGAACTTTAGGTCATTATGTGCTGCCGCTGTAATAGCCAGCGCAAGCTGACCAGTATCTGCGGTTCGTAGATAGATACGCTCCCATCGGCAACCATCGGAAATGTTCGCTGCACCAAGGGTAAAACCATTGATGAAGTTGAATGTAGAAGTAGCGAAGAACTCAATATCGAGATACTGCGTGTTCTGAGCAGCAGTAGCGTGCAGAACCGCAGTTACAACATCGCCAACAGCAGCCGTCCAGCGAAAGTTCCGCCAAGTGCAATTAGCTACCGTAACATTAATACGAGAACTTGTCACCCCAAATGAAAGGGTAGGCTTCATAGCACCACTACCAAGACCAATAAAATTAACACCAGCAACATCACACGCAATACTTGTTGAGGTTACTGCTTCTGTATGACCAGGAAGAACATAGATGGTATCTCCCGCATTCGCTGTACAAAGACCAATAGCAGCATCTATTGTGGCCGCAAATCGTACCACACCTTTTGAATCAGGAGAAAAGATTTCCGTGTACATATCACGATGACCAATAGCACTTGCACCAACGACAATAGTTTTACCAGAAAGGCTTAAGCCAAATCTTGTTTCAACATTTTGTCCGTAACCAGAATTTTGATTAAACATATTTTTTAGGAGTTTCGTCCCACCACCACCTCAGGAATTTCTTCCCTATCCGAAACTCAATTACTTTAATAATCCTTTTGAGCTGAACTAAACTAAGCTACTCCGTCTCCAGAACTCATCGAAACCCAAGTCGCGGAAACAATCACAATCAACCAACCAGCGCGAGTACCGAAGTTCCAAGCGTCAGTAGAGAATTCCTCTGCGTTAGAACCAGGGGTTGGAAGTTTCACATGAGCTTCCTCATGCACACCGAGGTATGCCGTGGACATCTCACTTGAAGCAAGCCCCCAATACTTTGACTTAGTTGAATCGTTTGCACCAATCGCTGAAGTATCAAGACGAGGGAGAATGACGTGACGATACTTACCAGAGTAAGTATTAATAACACCAGGGTTGTTCTGCGTGTTATTTGAAGACGAACCAAGCGTCTCGCGGATTGCGCGATTCGTATTTGGGTCATCAGCTGACCAAATAATATCAGCATTAATCACCATCTTCTCACCGAACTGATTGTAGGTATTTTGCTTTCTCATCGTCTCCATACTCTCAAGCGCTCCAGGGGAGAACTGAGGATTATTAGCAAGACGATTGCGGAAAGTTGTTGACGAGCCTCGGAGAGTGTGGGCCGTGTAAAACAACTGGAAAGTATCACCTACGGTTGTTGAAACCGTATCTCCGTCCATGTCCGTATAAGAAGTCGCCGTACCGAAGGTAAAGCGGTGGGTAAGGTCAAGGTCCAGGCGATTCGGTGCAAGCTTACCAAGATTGGTAAGTTTCTCTTTTATTTCGAGATACTTGCCCTGTGTTCGCATTTCATACGAGATACCAATATCTTTCGATACGCGGTAAAGGGTTCCTGTTTTAGAGTAACCCTGTTGCCCTCTCGCGCGAGACGACTGGTCGTCTTCGCCTTTCTTTGATGCGTACTCTTCAAGGTCAATTTCCGAGAAGGTGCGGGTGTTACCCGTCATCTGCGGAATTTGGACTTCCTTGAAAAGTCCAGAAGTTCTGGCAACCTGTGGAACGCTAGTAAATCCTTTTACCCAAAGAATTTCTGCGTTTGAAACAAAGTCCGCCAGACTGTTAATATTTAGTTCCATAAATTATTAGTAAAATTAAATTCGATTAATAAGCACCGTCAACTTTCAAGTAACCGCGAACTTTAGTAGCAGTCACAACCTCAATCACTTTGAAGGCCTTGGCGGTTGTTTCAGTAAAGTCAACAGTTCCTGAATCAGAGATTCCGTACTCCACACCTTCATCGGTACCACCAACAGTAAAGCCAGTGGCATCAGCCTCCCAAATAACATGCCTCTCGGTTGGTACTCTAATACCAACTTTTCTTGCGGTAGCGTAATCAGAATCGGTGGAAGCAATGGTTTTAACCAAAGTACCAATGATATTATCTGCCGCTTCATCAGCGTCCGCAGCAGCGATTCGGCCAGACGTAAACTCAACCAACGTATCTTTTGTAAGAGCCGTTGATACAGTTACTGGCATCGGAACCACTTTTACTTTTCCTCTATATACTCTAAAAGCCATAAATGATAAATAAATTATTTGACTCTTGTAATAAAATGCTAATTTTTTGACTAGAGTTTTAATCTCCGAAGGGAAGCAGCCTACTTCCCACAGCAATGTTTTTTAACTAGAGTTGTCTCTCCGCTCTCTCTGCTTGTTTGCAGAGAGTTCAGGTCCAGTCGCTTAGACCCGAACTCTCTATAAACAAAAATGGCGATGTCGAAAAATTCCATTACGAAACTTTTTTGACATCGCCATTCTTTGGTCGAAATCGAAACTATTTAATTTTCAATTTCCTATTACTTGTAGCATATAGCATATCTTGTCCATATGCAAAACACAACTATGTGGATAACTACAAATCCTTAGATTCGAAGGCCTTCGTTATCCTATAGGGCAAACCATCCCTAACCAGAATAATAAGCTCCCCAAAGCGAAATCTCGTCCTAATCCAATAAATTAGGTCTATTTCCTTCTGGTTTAACTCTCCCAGGTCTTTAGGTGTTATCTTTTGGTTTTTCTCTTCCATCTAAATTTATTTTACTTAGGATTTGGTCGGCCTGAAGTAATGTTCTATCCGATAGGAAAGAAACTCCAGAAATCCATTCTTTATCATTACCAGTCCACAAGAAGCTTGAAGCCCGCTCAAAAGCATCTTCCACATCATTCACTAGGCGCTTACCAACATACCCTAAATCACTAAATTTAAGGTCATGTTCAAGTAAAACCGCTTTTAGTTCCTGGATAACATCTTTATATCTAGCTTCCCTGAGCGCGGTAAAATCAGTTGGAACATCTTTAGTAAGTCTTTCAAAATCGGCTTTAGGCATCGTCTCTGGAGGAAGATTTGGTGCCTCATATATTACTTTAACAATTTCGTTTCCCTTAGGAGTTTTATAAGATTCAATTATCGCCGCTGAAACTTTATGTGGTCCGAGATATTTATTTTCCATATTAGAAGGCATTAATAAATCTAATATCAAGTTTTATTTTACGACCATCTTTAAGTTGCATTGTCCAATACTGACCATTTTCATTTTCAGACCTTTCCACAACTTCTCCAGACTGAGAAGATGTATTCTGCGCCCAAAAAAGATAATCAACCTCGACTTCTTTAGGTTCCTTTTTCCCTTCATCGAGAAAAAGTTTTATAGTTTGATTAACTGTCAAACGTCCATCACGAAAACCAACTTCATCTTTTCCTTTTGACCAAGCAAGAATTGGTAAATCATTCCAAAAAGAAACTTTTGCTGTCGGAATAAGTGGCCCTTTTTGTGAATCTTCATACTTAGATAGACGACCTTTATCAGAAATGTTTTTAAGCATTTCAATTTCTCCCTCTCTTTTTTTATCTCTAACAACGAGCGCATCATTAGACTCCTGTAATGTTTCAACAGTTTTAATAAGAGCTTTCAGTGTTTTTTCACCGACCTCTATTTTCTTTTCTTCTTCAATTATTTCTGGTTCTTTAGCCATGATATTTATGATTTATGAGTTTTCTTATAAACTTCAGTTGCTTCACGGTCTTTATCAGTGATACCAAGAACTTTTCCGATAGCTCCTTCATTTGGGGTCACTTCTTTTTTCTGATTACCACCACCAGGTACGCCCGTTCCCCTATCCCCCCCTCCAGTAATATTATCCAAAATAGCGGGTTCTGGTTTATTACCAGTAGCTAATTGATAGGCTTTCAACATTCTGTCTTCAACATCTTTCTTAGTTGTAGCATTCGCTCTGTAGCTATCAAACTCAAATTTAATTTTCTTTCTCATCTCGGCATCCCCTTTCGAAAGTTTATCCAGCATTTCAGTTTCCGTATTACCAGCAAACTCTTTCCTAAAATCCTCCAGTTTCTTATCAAAAGAAGCCTGAAGGTCAGTGGTTAATTTTTTAGCGGCATCCCTCTCATCCCTTAACCTCTTTATCTGCTCATCATCCGTTCCCGCCTCGGCAACTTTAAGTTTTTCCTCAAGGTCAGTAACTGACTTTTTAGCAGCATCAAGCTCTGCCGTCTTGTCTGGATTAGCCACTTTAAATTCCTCAACCGCTTTAGTTGCGGCAGCCTCAGAAGTTGTTTTTACTTTTTCAGCGACTTCCGCTTCAGTAAAAACTTCAATGTCTTCGCCCTTCTCGTTTTTTATCTTCATATTTAATTAAGGATTAATTTTAATATCGGCGCCATTATTTTGATTATCAACCTGTTCACTTACCATCAACTCTCCCCAACGCATCAATTCCCGAAAGGCATATATGGTGCCTTTTATCGCTTGGTCATATTCCCTGTCATTCGATGCCTCTTCGAGCATGTCATGCGCTCGTGTAATCATCTGCTTCAATTTCGGTTCGAGAATTTCTTTATATATTCCAGCGACTTGAGATACATAAAGCGCTCTCGCTTCCTTATCTGTCGGAGAGGGGTCTCTCGCAGACACATCAATTAAATCTTTTTTATCAACCATAATATTATTACATCGCTCCCGCCAACGCTCCTGGTGTCATTGGCACACCAGCAGTATTCCCTCGACCTGGGGCGCGCGCACTCCCGCCCGCGGCAGATATCCCCGCCATATCTGGCGACATTTGGGTGCTGGCGAAAAGTTTATTACGGGGTTTGCCCCAAATACGGGCAAATTCTTCTTCGAGTCCTTCTTTATTTGGGACAGAGCCAAGTTGCATGAGTGAGAGCATGTCCGCTAACATTTCCTTAAACATTGTTTTAAAGAAAGGAGATGATTCGCGTTCCTTACTATTTATAACGACATACCAAAGAATTCCAGCCTTTCGAAGTTCCGTAGGATTAATATAAATTTGTCGGACAGGAGTTCCTCTTGCTTTTTCAGTAACAAGTTCCAAATCTCGAATTGATTGAGCGTCAGGAAGTTTATCATCCTGCAATATTACTTGTCTTTCGCCAGGCCCTTCTCCTGGGATAGCGGTTTCGCGGGTGACTTTTCTATAAGAATTTACAAGTTTTCGCGCTTCTTCAACCCCCATAACTTTAGTATCGACTGGCTCGAACCAATTATCTAAAATATTATATAGGCGAAGTAACGCCAACTTTTTCTCAAGTAGCATACAGGCCGCGACAGTGAGACCAAGAGTTAAGCGAGCTTGCCTCTGTAGTTCCAAGACCTCAGTCGCGGTTTGCTGAGCGCCACTTTTTTGACCAGTAAATTGTTCCGAAACAGTAGACTTATCTATAAGCTGGTTCATTTTATCAAAGAAGGCCGTCTCTCCAGCTGTAATTCCTTGTACTTCGTTGCCCGCAATCGGAGTAAGGGAACCAGGGTCTATTCCCATTGAGATACGCCCAGGAGACAACACTTTTCTATCTATCACCCGACCAGAAGTATTAACATATGCGGGAGTGAAACTCTTACGTGTCTTAAGAACAAACAACTTTAACATCTCATCAAGAATCGCTGAAATTTCCTTAACCGAACCAGAAGAAACAAAAGACGCGCCAAAGGCGAATTTATCATTAATGATTCTAAATACCTGCTTGGCAATATTGTATTCTCCGCGAGGCGAGACTGCCGACAAAGGAAATCCGACTGGTAACATTAAAACTCCATTGATGACTATTTGGAATTCATCCGATGGTTTAGCTTGATATAAAATAATTTCTACCTGGTCATCTTTAAGGTCTGTCAACCGCCACTTATTATCAAAAATAGTTTTTGGGTCACTAGCATTAATTAATGGAACCCTACCCTTATGCACAAACTTCCAGTTCTCAAATTTGCCGTAGCGCGCCTTAGCATCGTCATAGTTAGTTTGAATTAAAACAAAAACATCTGGCTGATTTTCCATATGGAACTTAGTGAGGTCTCCAAGAAAAACATTCGGTGTATATAAAATAGTTCTGGATGGACCTTCAAAAACCAATTCAAGGGCATCGGTATAACCCGCAAAATCTTTAAATTCTCCCTTATATTTTTGTTTGAGAATTTTTTTAGTCTCAAATTTCTTGACCCATTCTTCCTGAACAAAAACAGTTCCCTGTTTTAAGAGTTCGCGCTGGCGCGATAATTTTTTCTCTTCGTCTCCCCCACCATCCGCCCCGTCTCTGATTTCTGTATCGTAAATAATATCTTCCAGGGCTTGTCCAAGCGCTGTCACCTTGTCATTATTTTTATCAAAAGCAAAAACCTCTGGTGAAAGATTTAAATTATTTATATGGGACAAAAGTGAATCTAGTTTTTGTTCAACGGTTCCAGCACTGACCACGACATCATCAGGATTTTTCTTTGGGTCAAGATGATGGGTATTGGCAATTTTTTCGTTGTCTTCGTAGTATTTATAGCGGGTAATATTATTAAGTTCAGGGAATGATTGGTTATTTAATTGATAAATCCTTTCCAATCGCGCCTGTAAAAAACTTAAATACGCCCTATCTTTATCACTATAAATACTAATCACGCTCTCTTCGGATTTTTTTTCCTTATCAAGAGGATTTTCTGGGATGGCTTTTTGAGTGATGTCTAATACTGGAGGCATTTTTTTTTATATTAGCATTTAATATATGTCAAGCATATGTTTTTCTGTGGATAAAGGTAGGGTGTTCTATTCCCCTTCTTAGAATTACACCTTCTACAGCGCGGTAAAATATTACTAATCAAATCATTTCCTCCCCTAGAAAGCGGAATAATATGGTCTTTTTCGATATTTTCAGTAGTTTTGCAATCCACACATTTCCCCTTATTTTTCTTTAAAAGCTCAAGCCATTCTTTATCAGAATGATGTTCTAAAATACTCAATATTGCCCTATTTTTATATTTCTGAATTTTAGCATTATGTTTAGCTTTCGGAGTTTGCCAATATTTTTTATATGTTTCTTTACACCTCTCATAAGATTCTCTTTTCTGTTGAAGAATTTTTTCTCTATTTTTTAATTTATATTCTTTTACTCTTGTATTTTTATTCTCCTCATACCATTTTTTACAACGAATAATAACTTTTTCTCTATTAAGAATATGCCATTCTTTTTTATATTGTTTTATTTCTTCTTTTGTTTTCATTTTGAAAAAAAAGCCTGGTCTTGTTCTTTAATAGATTCCCCATCAAGAACTAAAATTTCATCACGCCACAATTCACCCAAAAGCCTCACTGGGTCAGCAAAGTGTGAATTATCATCATGACGTGGCTTATCTTTAAAAGTACCCAACTTATCATCAAATTCTCTACGATAATTAAACAGTGCCTCGTGAAGTCTCTGGCACTTTTCTTCGTCAAATTCAAATTTATAAAATAATTGTCGCACTCTCTCTATTCCATCTTGTATGGGGATTTTAGTACCAACGCGAATATTTCTTAATCCCAAATTATAAAGACTTTGTTTCCTGGAAACACCAGTACCAAGTTCTTTAACTTCAATATCGTGAGGGAAATGATGCGTCCCATATCTATAACCAGAGTTTTCTTTTTTATCCTTTAGCCAATCATAATAATGTGAAAGGGGTTGGTTTCTACTCCAGTACATATCTATAAAACGAATTTTCTGATTAATATTTTGAGTCAAAAGAATAACAGTAAAATCATTCATACCGAGGTCAAACCAAGTATCAACTGTTTTCATTGGGTCGCACGGTAATGGCTTAATTCTATTTTCTAAATAAACTTTCGCCATCTCCCGTGCGTAATAAGAACCCTCGACATTTGTTTGAAAACATTCATCAAGCATTGACGGATATTCCGAGAAAATCTTGTCCTTCATTAAAACTTTTTTCTTGACATACCAATTTTGTTGCTCGGTATCAAGAACAATCCCATGCTTATCCTTTAACATTTTAAAATAATCCTGAAGCTCCTGTGGAATAATTACATATCCTGAAAGCCTATACTTCGGGTCCACCCACCATGGGAAAAATATTATTTTAAAATCAAACGGGGTTAACTCCCGTCCTTCCTTCCGCGCCCTCTCGGCATCCATGCAAAAATTATAAAAATATCCCTCTCGGCCAGCAGCGGTAGACTCAATCGATACCACATTCCCTATATGCACCGAGTTAATCGCCCCCGTTACAATCTCTTCAGCCTTCTCAGGAAACTTCTGACAGATATACCCAAACTCTGAGACGTGCAAATATTGTATCGTTCCAGAACGAGTGGACATCGAAACGAATATCGTCCCCCCATTCTGCCCCTCGCCCGTCCAAGAAAGTTCATAAGCGCTGTTTGTATTCGGCTCCCCAAGATATTTCTTTAACCACGGGTGCATATTATCCCAGGCGAATTTAATTTTGTTTTTAAAAATCTTTTTCATGTCATCCTGACGGTGAGCGATAATGCCCGCGGTTTTATTTTCCTCAAAAAGTATCGCATCAAAATAAAGAATGGCGTAAAAAGTCGTGACCCCAAGTTGACGGGCTTTTGGAGAAATCATGAAGTACCAAAAATTTTCATAGAGAGTTTTTTGGATTTCTCTATTTTCTGGTTTAAATAAAACCTTTTTTCCATTCTCGTCTTTTATAAAATAAAGATTGTTTAAGCGCCACCACCTGTCGCCTAATTTTTCTACAACTTCTTCTACTGTCATTTGTTCGGGATTCATATAGCTGCGCTATTAGTACCTGATAAAATATCACCTATTTTTTCGACCAATCCTTTTGAAGTTTTTTTAACAACAACAGCGCGACCTGATGTTTCAGAAATAAGCGGGGTGCTTCCTTCTTTACGGATAAATTCAAAAGCTTGGAAAATGACATCATCTCCATTCCCTTCTGGTCTTTTTTTATCACCATATTCATCTGGAAACTTTTTTGAGAGGAGCCAAGCCGCTAGTTTATCATCTCCGCTTCGCGCACGCGAAGCGATAGTGTGGAGCATGTCTTTTTTAAATTCTAATTCCTTCATCCTGATTATTTTACCAATCAGGGGTTCGAGCTTTATATCTTCCTGGAACTTTTTAAAATCAATATCCACGAGCATGCACGACTCTTCGAGTGAGAGGCCGACCTTGGATGTGTAATAGGCGATTTTTTTGACAATGAGAATTGTTTCTGGTTTAAGTTTTTTCCTTGCCTGGTCCTCAAGAGATTGTGAAGCTAATTCTAAAGAATTAGCTTCTATTTCAGTTTGACTGGGTTCGAGAGCGGGAGGGGTTAATTCTTTTTTTTTACCTGCCATATGTGGAAACTATACAATACATATTTTTTTTATCAAAGCCTTAAGGGTGGATATCTGAAAATTTGAAAAAAATTTTGGGGGATTCCTATGAAACAGCCCCCCCTCTAAAACTTAGGGGATGCCACCCTTCCCTTCCATCTTTCTATGAAACAGCACGCGCACGGAACCAAGTACCTAACCATGAAATTTTAGGCGTGGGGGTCGTTCTTTGGGGGTATGGTATGCCCTGTATCGTCTTGTGTATAAAATAACGATTTATAGCCATATTTAGAGTGTCGCACAATCTACATTTTCCGCCACTAAAGAAAAAAGCTATATATAGAGCCATATAATCAACATACCTTATGCGACATAGAGCGTTTCTGTTGTGGTTTCGTGGTTTTCGCGTTCGGGACATAAAGAGCCAAAAGAGAGAAATACCCTATAGATAGCTATATATTCTATAATAGATATAATTTTTTTTTTATTTTTAATTTTTATAATTAAACATGTTTTATAGAGCATATGAAAAACATATATAACATATGTTTTATGAAGTAAAATAAGGATGAAAAGTTTTTCTTTTTTAAAAAATATCACTATCTGGCTCGCTCACGCTCGCCTTAATAGGGAAAATATCCTTATTTTAAGCCATCACCATTTGACAAAATATCATCATTTATGTTGTAGTGGTTATCCACAGATAGATATTTACATATGTATCACATATGCTATATACTTGTTTTATATATGTATTGTATAATAGAATATATATAGAACATATGTAGTCAATATGTTTTTATTAAAAGAACTTTTTAACTGCAAAATAAATATGATTACGAAGTCAAGTTTACGAAGTATACGAAATATCCTCTTAATTGTTGCGTTAGTGATTGCGTTCCTAGTCGCAGTCCATAACGACTACTTAATGCTACAAGGTGGATTTATAAATTAAATAAATAAAGTTATGTTTGTAAAAAAAGACACTATCCTAGATATCAATCATTCCCGTAAAGGGCAATTCCGCGCCATTGCTTTGGAGAATTTTGACACTAATAAAACTGAGTTTTACCCCGTCGCTATCGCTCTTTTGAAAGGTAAACCGAGCGCGGTCCGCGGCTTAAACCCCAATAATATCTGGGTAGCGGGAGACGCCATCCCCTGCCGAAACACTCTCTGTATTATTAAAATAGTAAAAAATTAAATTATATGGAAGATAAAAAATACCTATTAAGAGTTTTAGAGCATTTACGCAAAACAGGTCAATACTTCTGTTTCACGGGAAACGGACAGCTATTGACTGCTGAAGAATTACTAACAAAATTAAGAGGTCATCAAGTCAGTTATGGCGAAGCAGTCAGATATTTAACAGGTAAGCGAGTAAAAGTATAAAAAAATGGAAACAAAAAACGAATTTTTGGTAGTAAAAGACGAAGAGGGTATTTATAGACCATTAGCGGGTATGTGGGTTGATTACGGAAGAATGAAAGGACTTTCAAAGCTTGAAATAGACAAGTTTTTGAAGAAAAACAAGGATAGTAAAGTTGTCAGAGTAAAATTTACTGAAATTAAATAAAATGGAAGTTGCTTACTATAAATATCAAAACACCGATTTATCCGTCTATTTTCGTGGATACATAAAGAAATATCAAGGAAATAAGCTACTGGTAAAAACTTGTGGACAGGTCAGAAAGACACGAGCCGAAGCGTTAAAGGACGCTAGGCGATTATTGAAAATAATTAGTATCTAAATTATTTATCCTTATATCGTATATAAAAAATATATGCGATACATAGGGCAAAGAATTATTATAAAGCCCTAACGCTACACTTTTGCTAGTGGAAGCGTAGCACATTGAAAATTAAATATGGCACAAGAACAAAACGAAAAAGAAGCGTTAAAATATACGCACGGAAATTGTGAGAACCTACAAACAGAAGACGGGGAGTTTTGTAAAGAACATTACCCGTCCGTAGATACATCAAAAATAATCCCCAGTTTTACTTCTTATGGCGAGTATTCGTCATCAAATTACGGGCTTAATTCTATCCGTTTTGACTTGCCTAACGGACTATCGTTTTACTTCTCTTACAGCACGCTAGTTGCTTTCAATAGCGGACATAGCGGATTTATAGTGAGGAAAAATGACTGGTCAACAACAACGGGTAAGCATTTAAACTGGATAGACGGAGGAAGTAAGGATAAGCGTATAGACGAAGCTAGTTTTAACCTAAAACTAGCCGATACGCTAAAACATTACGGCCTTTATGATGAAAAATGCTTGATATGCGGAGAAAACTTGCACGGACAAGTCCGTGTCCATCATCATCACAGGGACGATTGCAAGGAGCTACACGATTGTGCAACAGATACAGCGTGTAAAGGGAAGGGTCAATAGGACTTTAGAGAGCGAATAGGAAGGGCAGAGACCGTTAGCGTCTCTTAATAAGCCGAACCGAAAGCCGATAATACACTAGCAGTTATCGGCTTTTTGTTTTGTCAGAAATTAAAAATAATTTTTAACTAAAAACAAAACAAAACAACATAGCAGGCCATGATAACGGCATTTTACCATCATGAATTATTTTGTTTTACTACCAAAATTTTGCGCTTTATCCAGTCGCTAGAGCGCAAAACATTATTAGTAAAACAAAAATCCTATATGGAATTTGGAATTGGGCTTGATGTTTATTATCTATTGAGCGATATATTCTATCAAGTTGTTTTTGTGGTACAAACAATCGCTATTGTCGTTATAGCGGTGAAGATTATTAGGAAATAAATCTTAAAATGACGAAAAAGAAAATTGAGATTGAGGTAGAAGAACTTTCGGGAAAAGCTCTTCATCTTACACAACATTTAGGCAACGGAACTTTAGGTAAAACAAAGTTTGACGCCTGTTTTGTTTTACCAACAATGAGTTTATTGGTTGAAGTTGATAAGAAAAAGTATTTAGTTGATAGCCAGTCGCTTATCAAAAGTATAATTGATGCTCATTTAAGAGTAAAAAAATAAAATGCCTAAAATAGAACTGATAAATACCGAAACACAATATATGAAAGTAGTAAAAACTTTCACTATAAACGCTTTCGGTATAGAAATAAAGGTTGATAAATGGTGCGAGGATGACGCGCTTTTTAATCAGTACGACAATGATTACGAAATACAGGATGAAAAAAAAGTTAAAGAGAAATTGACCGAAGAGCAGTTGGACGAGTTGGATGAGTTTATTAGCGAATTGGTTATACACTAAAATGAAAAAATTTATAGTTTCTTTTTCTGGCGCGGTGGATATTGAAGCTAAAGACGAAAACGAAGCCCGCGAGAAGTGGTTAGATATGGAAGATGTTGATATAGGCCACGCGGTTGAAGAGTATGACGAGATAAAAGAAAGCGACCATAATTAAGTCGTTCTTTATCCTTTCTGTACCTGTACACGGATTATGGGTGCAGAAAAGGGTATGGAATTAGCCATAGCCCGTTAAATTGGTATCTGCTAGTGGTACTTTGAAAATTAAATATGAGAAATGAACCAGTTGAAGTGATTGAATACAAAAAATATCACATCAATATATACCAAGATATTGACGCGCAATCGCCTGAAGAGTGGGATGATAATAGCGTTTTTCTAGTCGGCTTTCATAGACAATTTTCGGTGAATGTAGAGGGTTTTTCTAAAGAAGTATGTCAAATGCTTTTTGAAAAGCCATCAGATATTTACGAGGAGAGTTTAAGAGAGCGCGTCAAGCAAATTAAACGCGAGTATCACTTTTTCGGCCTTGAAGCGTATATCCATAGTGGTGTCGTACTTGCTCTATCGCGCGAGGGAAACTTTGTGGATAGACAATGGGATGTTTCACAGTTAGGTGTTGTTTTTGTTTCTAAAAAAGAGGCAAAAAACAGGGCGAAAGCCAAAAAACTTGCAAAAGTTTTGATTGAAGAATGGAATGATGCTCTTTCAGACAATGTTTATGGTTATCGCATAGAAGAAACGGATGATAGTTGTTGGGGTTTCTTTGGCGATTATCGTAAAAGTGGATTGATTGAAAACGCGCAAGGAGATATTGAAAATGCGATTAAATTAAAGAATGATAATAAAGATTGTCCGCACGAAGATAATATCACTTACGGAAAACTTGAGCAGGTTGATGGCGAGCCGAGATATAATGTCCGTTGCCAAAAGTGTGGCCGAAACGGGATAATTATGTTAGTAGAGGGTAAAAACGAATGGTATGACTAAAATCCCTATAACCAATGCCGAACATCCCTTTCGCCAGTCGGCCATCCATATCATTGAAGAGATTATTGAGCCATTACTGATGTCAAAATGCGGTGATGAGGATGGACTTAATGGCGAGGAATACTATCGCGTGGAGGATGATATTACTAACTTAATTGCGAACCATTCTTCTAAAAACTATGGACTACGACAAAATAACACTAAAAGAACTGCTGTGCGTCAAAAATGAGACCATATATCGCAATGCAAAATCAATCTTTGAGCAGATGTTAAAGAAAAAGTTTTGCACGAATTGCGGTTATGTTGAAGCCCAGAGAGGTATATATTGTGTGAAGTGTAAGAGAGAAATGACAGGAATAATCTAACGCTTTTCTACCCCGTAGATAACACTACGGCATCAAGAAGCCCCTTACTAGCAGGGGTTTTTTGTTTGCCTAAAATCCCTATCCTAGTAAGGTTATTCTTTTAAGGAAACCAAACCAAACCAAACTAGCGGGCCATGTTAACGCCTTTTTGCAGACTCAATTTAAATATAAATAGTCCTAAATTTGTACTCAAATTTAGGCTCATGTTGCGGTTAATAGGTGTTTATCCACACCTTGCGGTTGCGTTTATTTTAGGATGTGATATGTTTTACATATGTTCAGTGCTATCAGTCGCTATAGTATTTAAGTAAAAATTTTAGCTTATGTTAAAAACTGAAAAGAAAGGAGTTTTACTCGTTCAAGATAAAGAAAAAAATCTAGTTGCTATCGTCCATAAAGATGATGCTACTAGAAAAAATCTTCTTTATATTTGCACTGAAGCTACTTTGGACCAATTCGCTCAAATAATTGAGGGAACGATAGTTGAGGAGAAAATTAATGTAGAAAAACCAGTATAAATATGATTGACTCCATAAAATTCAGATTGTCCATGCGCGGTGTCCCGCATACCCTAGTGGAAGTAGACGGCATAACTTACAGCATTTGTTTTTTTGGTAAGACAAAACTCTATCGCGTCTGGCGCTATGATAATCAGAATGAATTACTTTTTGATATTGCTCTCGAGAACGGTAAACATGTTAGTTTTGAGGATGAGGTAAGAGCTTTTTTAAAAGAAAAAAATATATGAAAAAATTCTATATTACTTTCGGGCAAGTTCACACACATTCCTACAATGGAAAAACTTTAGATAAGGACTGCGTTCTTGAGGTTTGGGGCGAAGACGAAGCACGAGTGAGGACTTTTGCTAATAATACATTAAAGGGAGTGTATGCGAATATATATGACAATAAACCAAATATGAAATATTTTCCACGAGGAATAATTAAAGCTTCATGAACCCAAATAAAGTCATAAAATTTACAGAACGCCTCCTCGAAATGGTAGAGGAAATAAAAGCTCGCAAGGGCTTCCCTACTTTTACCGCTGTGGTTCACGCCGCTCTTATTGAAATGTACACCCGCATGAACCCCGACTATAAGGCCACTCTTCGCCCAGAGTCCCCTGAAGACAGGGTGAAGCGAAGGAAGGCAGAAAAGGATGTCAAGGCGGAAATGGTCAGAAGCGATTCCTTTGAGGTGGTCGCTCTTCTGGGCGGTCAAATAATCACCGAAGCGGGCAAAGAATTCTGTAAGTATTTTACCTACTCTGGCAAGAAACGTTTCGAACAAAAAGTACCTCTTAACATGCTCTCAAACGATTTGGTAATTACTCAATTTCAACCATCGCGTGAGAAGGTCGAGATATTACAAAAGGAGGGGAAGGTTGATTATCAGGTTTAAAATAACATAATGAAAAAAAAGAAAATTGTTAAAGTTAGCTCTATAGAATTGGCATTTATTATATTAATATTTGGAGCATTGTTAATATATTGGCTATGAATTGAATCTCAATCTTGCTCCTTTATGGGGGTAAGAATGGGGATTTAATAATTAATTAAATAAAATGAAGCTTTTATTACTTCTTTTTGGGATACCATCAGTCGCCAGCGCCGATATTACTGAACCTACGGGAACACTACCAGATATTGCTGTGATGTGGATAGTGGGATTGTTTATTTTATTAATAGTGGTAAGTAAATTTTATAAAAAATGAAAATGAATCTAGGCTCAATTCAAATACCGATTAACGCCGCGACTAAAGCTTTTGCAATTTTAGCCAAGCGTGGTGCGGGTAAAAGCTATACGGGGGCGGTCATGGCCGAGGAGTTTCATAAAAATAATATTCCTTTTGTGGTCTTTGACCCGATTGATGTCTGGTGGGGCCTGCGCCTATCGGCCAATGGTAAGGAAAAAGGATTGCCGATAGTTGTCTTTGGTACGGAACATGCTGACATTTCACTTGATAGAGATATGGGTAGGAAAATCGCTCAAGCTGTCGTCCAGGAAAATATTTCTTGCGTTATTTCAACTTTTGGTATTCCTGGTGGTAAGACTGCGGAGCGTCATTTGATTGCCGAATTTTCCGAAGAACTTTTAAGAATTGTTAAAAATCCAATTCATGTTTTCATTGAAGAAGCTCACGAATATGTTCCACAGAGAGTATTCGGTGGTCTTGGTAAGACCTTTAATGCAGTTGCAAATCTGGTGGTTATGGGCCGAAATCGTGGAATTGGAGTGACGATGATTAACCAGCGCGCCTCCACCATTAATAAAGATGTTCTTACGCAACTTGATACACTTCTAGCGTTTCAAAGTACATCTCCGCAGGACCGTAAAGCTCTTCAGGATTGGGTAGAATATCATTCTGCCGAAGGAGATTTTGAGAAATTTATGAAATCTTTACCGCACCTACCGCGCGGTGAGGGGTGGATTTGGTCGCCAGAATTCTTGGGTAAATTTGAGCGTATAAAAATAAGGAAGCGGGAAACATTTCATCCTGACAGAGAAAAAGCTGGTGGTAAATTTACGATGCCTGAATTAAATCAAGTAGATGTTCAAAACTTTATTTCTAAATTCACAGCTTCTCTAGTAAAAGAGAAAAAACCTAAAGGAAAAAGGGTTAAAAGTATTACTGAAGATACAAGAACTTCAACCGCGACATTAAATATTACTATGCCTCACCGCGAGACTCAAGAAATCATTAACCTGCGAAATCAACATGAATCCCAACTACTTCAAAAAGACGGTGAAATAAGGAGATTACAAGGGGTTATTACTCAAGTTCAAAAAATAGTTGGAGAGAACTCCGCTGGTAGTTCCTCTGTGTCAGTTTCAAGTGATGCTGTGTCGCTCTGGCAATCAAAACTCGGCGGTGGGCTGGCTGGAAAAGCGTTTAAGTTTCTTTCTGAAAATCCAAGTCGTCAATTTACTCGTGAACAGATTTGTTTGGCGATAGGGGTTCCCTTAAAGGCTGGCCATACTTCAAACGAGTTTAGTAAAATGATGAGAACGGGTGCAGTAAAGCGAGAGGGTAATTTATATCAACTTAATTCAAATTTATGATTAAAAACAAAAAACTAAAGTGGTATTCCTATAAACAAGTTTTTGGTAAAGACATGAAAAATCCTAAATTTAAAAAGGCTTATAAAAAAGAAATGAAAAGATTAAAAGAAAAAGGTCAAGTTATTTTTTATACAGGCACCTTCCATTGGTTCACCTGTAAACATTGTAAAAAACTAAATATCCTTTCCTCGCCAGACGGGGTTAAAGTCTTAAGAAAATGGAAAAAAATAAAATAGACGAAATCGCAGACAAATTACTCTCCCACGAGGCGATAAAATTTGCCGATAGTGCCATTGCCCTTCAAGCGGCCAGGACAAGCTCAGGTGGTTATCAAGGACCAAGTTTTCGTGAGGCGATAATTTCTGCTTTAAAAGAATATTCTCAACAAAGAGATGAAGAGATAGTGGGGATGGTGGAGAAAATGAAAAGACGAGAGAGGAAAATAACCGAACAAGAATTGACGAAAGACGAAAAAACTTATGATGAAGGTTATAACAAGGCTTTGTCTGTCCTCATTAATAAAATATATGAATTGGAATAATACGGGGAATAAAAATAATATGAAAAAAATACTTAAAAAATTTGTTGTATGGTGTATGTCGAACGATAAAGACTATATTTCTTATGATGATATTAGTAGAGCATTTTGGGTTTTGGTTTTTTCACCAATTTGGATTCCTTTTTATGTTCTTTTCCATATTATCAGATATTCGTGGCGAATTATAAAAAACCCCTTTATTTATCTTGATAACAAAATATTTATGGCAAAAATCAACCTTGCTAGGTGGCTTGAAGATTAAAACTTAACAATGAATAAAATGCCAACATTATATTACACCCCTCCCCCAGACGAAGCCTTCGATGAAATGCGAAAGGCGTGTATTGAAGTCTGGGGTCAA